GCCTCCCTAAATGCCATACTACAAGACTATATCTTGTTCCTGATGTTACTGGTTTAACTCTATGCCACACAAAACTAGGAAATACAATAATAGATCCTTTTGGTAATATTTCTTTACATTGTATTCTGTGTTTTGATTCGTCTCTCATATGTGGGTCATAGTTTCTAAAATCAAATTCTAGTTCACCACCTTTGTATTCTGATCCATCTGTTAACTGACACGTCATAGATAGTTTTCGAATTCTTCCGTGCTCTGGATGATTAGGATCTTTTCTGTCATAGGGTTTATCCCAACTATCACAATGCCAATCGTAATATTGATTTAACTTATATTTTGTAAATTGACAAGACTCACTTCTTTCCCAATCAAAATTCCAACCAGCCCTACTATTTGCCTCATGTACATACGGATGTAATTCTTTATATATCCACGTATCATTAAGCCATACCAGATCAGATTTTCTTTTTCTTTGTAAATTCTTAACTTCTTCTTTATTTAATTCTTTGTCACCAAACCCACCTGTTCTAGCCATAACTTCTTTCTGCTGCAACGCATGTTCTATAACATCGTCACAGAATCTAGGTGTAAGCACACCGCTAAAATACCAGTAGTGATTAGATATATTCATAGGTTATTGTCTGTACAAAATTCAAACTATCCTTTTGATTATTAGTTATGTAATACATATTAGTAGATGGAAACATAATAAATTGATTATTAGTCAGTGGTATATCCCAAGATCTACCTTTACGCCTGTTGTCTTCATAGTGAATTCTAACCATACAATCTTTTACATTTACACCATAAAGTAATGTATAATCTGGCGAGTTACGTAGATCCACCGGATCAATATTTAATAAAGGTATTGTAGTTTCTTGAGGCTTATACATATTGCCCCACGTTTCTTTATTAATTAAAGAAAAACCATACTCTAGATTTACATGATCTCTCATGTAAGTATTTAACATATCAAATGTTCGTGAAAATGGAAAAGGTGAATCTGTGACCTGTGATTTTAAAATATCGTTTTGTAATTTATCTCGGTCAATGTCCCAATCTTTGGGCATCGCCACATCACCATAATATAATGCTATCTCAGATAATACTTTCTTTTGCATACCACATACCTTTGTAATTTAAGCTTTGCTATCTGTCAAGTCCCAAGACTGGCCTTCTTCATTCCAAACATAAGACCACATATGAGTATCAGCTGCATTTTGTGATTCTTGTTCTGCTGTCAATGCTGGGGCATCACCGATAGGTGATTGCCATCTAGCATCAGTCGTATTTTTTACCCACGATGCATATGGTTTTTTAGGCCAAAAGATTTGATCATCTTCGTCCCAAATATAACCAATACCTGCATAGTTTCCTCTAAATGCTTTTGAATTATCACCTGAATTATGTGTATTTTGTGATGTATTGTAAGAAGTTTGAATCCACATCTGTGCAGGCCAATTATTATGTGTTTCTAAATATTGTTGACCTACTGATTCATCTTCAACGCCATCAGCGTTTAACATATCAGAATTATTCAAAGTTAATACTTGAATAACTTTTCCGTTAGCTCCTAGTTTTGCAAAATGTGCCATAATGTTTCTCCTTATATATTAATTTTTAAGTTCAGTAAATACATATTAATTTTGAAATTTGTATCTAATAAGAACAATTCCAGATCCACCTACTCCCCCAGCAACTCCTGGAGCTGGTGATCCACTTCCACCTCCACCACCACCACCTGTGTTAGCTGTTCCTGAAACTCCGTTTCCTGATACTACAGAACCTGCTCCACCACCACCACTTCCACCTGTACCTGCAGTAGCTGGATTTGCATCAGATCCACCTCCGGCACCACCTGAAAAATATTTTGTTGAACCAACTGGACCTGGTGTACCATTACAACCAGCAAAAGCTGCTTGAACTACAAAAGAACCAACACCGCCGTTTCCTCCAACAGCAGGACCTGCATTACCACCAGTTGCACCAGCTCCGCCACCACCACCTCCTTGAGTGTTGATAGATCGACCATCCCAACCTGATCCTCCATTAGTGCCTTGAGGAGGACTAACGACTGGTACGTTTCCTGTTCCTCCTGGATATGTTGAAGTTCCTCCAGGACTAGGACCACCTCTACCACCACTTCCTGAACCACCGGGTCCTCCAACAGCATTATAACCTTTACCACCAGCACCACCAGCAGATGTAATTGTGCTTGAACCCGCAAAAGTTGAAACTCCACCAGGTTGTGCGCAACCACATCCAGGAGATCCTGGATTTCCAAAACCAACTGTACCTCCAGCACCTACTGTAACTGGATAACCTGTTACTGTGACTGGTAAACCAGATGGAGTAGCTAAAGGAGACGTTTCAGGACCTGGCATACAAGTTGAATTAGATAATCTAAATCCACCTCCACCACCACCAGAGCCTCCATAACCTCCACCTCCACCACCACCTGCTACTACTAAATAATCTACTGAATTTGAACCTGATGCATTTCCTGCGGAAGATACACAAAATGTTCCGGCTCCTGTAAATACGTGTGTTTTAAAATTTCCACAAGTAGTAACTGTTCCACCTGTAGCTGCAACATATTGTGCTGTTGATGCTGATGATTGTAAACCATCATCTGTTACTAACCAACCTTGTGTTGAATCTATAAAAACCAATGTTACTGCAGAACCTTCTGTATTTAAAGTTGCATTAACTGTTGAACCACCAATTTTATCTGAACCGTTTTGAACTAATGTAACTGCATTTGTATCCCAAGTTTTTGCATAATCTTTAAATGCAACTACTGCTCCAGCAGATCCTGCTGGAAGATTAACTGATATTGTACCAGCAGTTGTGTTTAAAAAATATCCTTCACCAGCTGTTGCTGTAAAACCTGAATCTGAATTTGTTTTAACTGTTGTTGTCCAAGAAGCTGCACCTGTTGCACCAAAGTTTGTCGCCGTTCCTTGGTTATTAATTGTTGCACCACTAGGAATTGTGAACGTATCGCCACTATCTCCTAGAGTTACTTCTGTTCCGGATCGTGGACTAATTTTATTTACTTTTATTTCACTCATAATTTACCTATTGAAATTTATACCTTATTACTACTATACCAGAGCCACCTGCTGAACCTGCATTTGGACTTCCTGCTGCGTCACCTCCAGTCCCTGTATTAGCACCTCCTGCTAAATGTGGAGAGGCACTATCCGTAGCTCCTCTTCCTCCCTGAGAATATTCAGTGCTAGATCCTGTAATACTTGTTGTTGCTCCCGATGCTCTAGGAGTAAAAGATGGATTAGGACTTACACTATTACTACCAGCAGCTGTTGCTCCACCACCTCCACCACCAGATTGTCCAGTAGATGGACTAGTTGCATTTCCACCTGGGTTTCCTTGAGGTGGACTTGTAGGAGGTGTGTTTCCTGAACCTCCAGAGTGTGATTCATTGTATCCAGAAGCACCTCCACCAGAAGCACCTGGTAAACCATCTCTGCCTGGGTACCCACCGCCACCACCACCACCTGCAGATGTTATTGTTGAAAAAATTGAACTATTACCATTAACTCCATCTCTTGCAGGAGTAGGAGATGATGAAGCAGGGCCTCCCGCACCTCCACCACCAACTGTAATTGGAAAACTTGATGCTGTAACTGTTATAGGACCTGCTCCATCTAAAGGACTGGCTGTATAAGGTGTTATCGGAGATTTATCTTCTCTAAAACCACCAGCTCCGCCACCTCCACCAACATCTCTTCCTCCTCCTCCACCACCAGCTACCACCATATATGAAACTTCATTGTTTGCTGCAGAACAAGCAATTTTACTAACTTCAAATGTTCCAGGACCTGTAAAAGTATGAATTCTATCATTACCAGAAATAGTAATTGTGCCTCCACTTGCAACTATAAAAGGACTACCTGTAACATTAGAAGTTGAATCTTGTATGTTTTTCCAACCCTCTGTGTCGTCAACATAAACAAGAGTCACTGATTGACCTTCGCTGGTTAAAACTGCATCTTGAGCTATACCACCTATTTTTTGTGATCCATTTGGTGCAATAGTTAAAGCGTTTGTTTGAAAAGTATTTGTGTAGTCAACAACAGAAACAATATTACCTGCTGTTCCTGCAGGTAAGTTCATCGTAAATGCGCCACCTGATGTATTAGCAAAATAACCTTCTCCATTAGCAGCTGTAAAAGTCGATGTCTTAATTGAACTTGTCTGCCAATCAACAGTTCCTGTTCTACCAAAACCTGTCTGTGTTGCACCACTAGCTAAAGCTACAGTTCCACCACAACGACCTAATGTAACTGCAGATCCATCTACAACAATGGGATTACTTGCTCCTGATCCTATTGTAGTAGTTGTTCCACATTTTTTGATGATGTTTGAATCATCTGAAACTTTATTTATATTATCTACTTTAATTTTACTTGTCATAATTATTTAAACCTATATCTTATCATTACTATACCAGATCCACCTACTCCACCTGCAAGAGGATTTTCACCTACTCCACCTGCTCCACCACCTGTGTTAGCTGTTCCATTTGCAGTTGTTGGTGGTCCGCCTGGACCAACACCTGGTCCGCCTCCACCTGAATTTGATCCAGAAGGTCCTGCTGTACTAGACATTCCTCCTGCTCCGCCACCTGCTCTTTGAGTAGGCGTTCCATTTATTGAACTTGTTCCACCTACACCACCATTACCACTAGCTGCACCGGGTCCACCTGAATCACCACCTGCTCCTGTTGCTCCACCACCACCTGATCCTGAGTGAGTATTTGAATCTCCACCAGGTTGTCCTTGAGGTGGACTAACTGGAGGAGTATTACCAGTGCCTTTTGTCCCATTATTTCTACCACCACCACCTGAACCACCATTTCCTCCTGGAGCTGGTCCACTTGCACCACCACCAAAACCACCAGCTGCTGAGGTTATTGTGCTAAATACTGAAGGATTACCGGCGCTACCATTATTGTCAGATCCTGCTGAACCACCAGCACCGCCAGCACCAACTGTAATTGGATAACTTTGAACTGAAACTGGTAAAGCAGAAACACAAGCACCTAAAGGTGATCGTGAATAAGATCCTGAAGATGAACCTGCAGATTCTCTATAACCTCCAGCTCCACCTCCTCCTGAAGCTTGTCCTCCTTGACCACCAGAACCGCCACCTCCAGCTATCACTAAATAATCTACAACATCATTAGCTGAATTATCAGCTAATGAATTAACAGTAAAAGTTCCAGGTCCTGAAAAAGTGTGAATTCTAAAATTTCCACTGCAAGTAACTGTTCCTCCCGAAGCACATAAAAAAGTTGCTTGTGCATCTTGATTAGATCCATCAAAAAATAATTGCCAACCTTCTGTTGCATCTACATAAATACAAACTACACCTGAATTATCTTTGTTTAAATCAATATTATCTGTTGCCCCTCTTATATTAGAACCATTTCTTGCAATTGTGCATTTATTAGTTCCAAAATTTCCATCATAATCTTTTACATAAACAATATTTCCAGCACTAGGTGATCCTGGTAGTGTTACTGTAACCTCTCCACTTCCAGTATCTACAAAATAACCTTCGCCATTTACAGCTGTAAAATCTGTTGTTTTTTTAGTTGTTTGCCAATTAACGGAACCTTCTCTACCAAAACCTGTTTGACTAGCTCCAGTTCCTAATTGTACAGTGGTTCCAGAACCACCTATTGTTAAGGTTGAACCACTTTGTTTGTCTATTGCATCTACTTCTATTTTTGACATTATACTATTACTAAAGTCCCTGTTACTGTTATTGTACCAGGTATAGTAATAGGTCCTGCAAGAACTCCGTTCTCAACAGTTTGAGTACCATCCATAGTAGCTGCTTGATTTTTTATAAATTCATCAGGGGCTGTTCCGCCTCCGATGTATTGGATTCCATTTACTACTGCCGTCATATTACTCCTTACGTACTAATACTATCAATAAATGATGTAACAATATCTAAAGACGAAGCGGTATCGCTTTGTGCTTTGAGTGTATCACCATTTTCTAAAACAATTTTTGCACCACCTTGAATTAGTTCAATCGCAGAGTTTGGTGGGATACTTACATTCTTTGCAATAAAATGATCATTTCCACCGTTTACAATCTGACAGCTAGCTTGAACAGTGCCAGTGGTAGTATTACATATTCTGATACCTATAACAGCATCAAAGTCTCCACCGATCACTAAATCAACTGGTGATGTACCAACGTTTCTTTGTAAATTGTTTCTAAAATCTTGTGCCATAATTTATTCCTTTATAACGCCACCGCCATTGCTAATGCAAAGCCAGCTGACGCTGCTCCTACTGGTGTTCCGGATGCATCCAAGAAAACCGATTTACTTGCAGGCATTGTGCAAAATACATCTAATGTACTTGAACCACCTGAATTAAAGTTAATCTTTGAAGTGTTACCTAAAGAGTTACTTAAAACTGTATCTCTTGAAAGAGTATCTGGTGTTGCATCAGTTACCGTTCCGATACCTACCTCAAAGTTTGCCGTGCCTTGTTCAAAGATAGTATAATAAGTTGTGTTACCGGTAGCAATTCCTGCAACAAAAGTTATAAAACCAGTCGCAGCTCCAGCAAGATTTAAAGTTCCTGTGCCTTGTGTTGTACTAGTTTCTTTTACTCTATCATTTATAACTAAAGCCATAAATTTTCTCCTTAACTCATACTAATAATTGCATTAGCAGGTGTAGTAGGATCAGGAAACGTAATAGTAAAAGTACCATTCGTTGCTGTCTT